AAGTTTTTGCAAGAGTATCCGACAACTGCTGAAGAAGCGTTCTTAGTTAGTGGTAGCGGAGTCTTTGATACTGGTAAGCTAGCTGAACTCGAGGCTGTGCCTTACTTAAAGAAGCTGAAGCTTGACCTTGATTCTAAGTTTGTTGAGACTACAAGTGAAGGTGATATAGAAATATATGATTACCCTAATCACGATATAGGTTATGTTATTGGTGCTGATGTAGCATTAGGCGTAGGAAAAGATTATTCTGCTGCTGTAGTTATAGATGAGAATAGGAATATAGTAGCAGCATACAGAAACAATAGAATAGATCCTAGTAAGTTTGGAGACTTTTTGTTTTATCTAGGTAGGTATTATAATAATGCTTTGCTTGCTGTTGAGTCTAACTCAATGGGTATAGCAACACTACAGAAGCTAGATGATATGTCATACGTGAACTTATACAGGCAAACTAAAATATCTAATATATCTAACCAGGAGGGCGATAGATTAGGTTTTAGAACTACTACAGCAACTAGGAGTACAATCATCGGTAACCTTAAAAACGCTATTGAGAACGATGATGTGTATATACCTAGTGCTGATATTATACAAGAACTAAAAGATTATATCGTAAACGATCAAGGTAAGGCAGAAGCAGCAGCTGGTTGTCATGATGATTATGTCATGTCTTTTGCTATTGGATTAGAGGTGCTGCGCTCACATTACGATCGTATAACAACTAACAAGGTTCCTTGGAATCAGAAGTTTAATAATATAGAACAAGATGACACGAGGTGGATATGATATTAGAAACAGCATTAATGTGCATGGCAGCAAACGTCTATCATGAGGCAAAGAACCAGTCTATGCTAGGACAGTTTGCAGTAGCACAAGTAGTAATGAATCGAGTAGAAGACCATAGATACCCTAACACAATATGTGAAGTAGTTAAGCAAGGATTAACATATAAGAACGGTAAAGTAGTATTAGGTAAATGCCAGTTTAGTTGGTATTGTGATGGTAAGTCTGATGAGCCTAATAGAGACAGTAAAGCGTGGGGTAAGGCTATAAGACACGCATCTATAATAATGGGTGAAACTATTAATCTAGACGTAACCGATGGAGCTACTCACTACCATGCAAGCTACGTTAGACCTGCATGGGCTAAGACTAAAACTAAAACAACTAGAATAGATAGGCATATATTCTATAGATGGGAGAAGTAATGGTAAGTTCAGTAGTAGAACTGATGGACGTATCTGGAACGGACTTAACAGTAGTAAACGCCGCAAGAGTTTCTTTTGCTAAACATAAAGATGCGTTTGATGAGAGTGATGAAAAACTTATTAAGTATCTTGCTAAGCATAATCACTGGAGTCCGTTTGCCCATACATTTATACAGTTTAAAATAAGTGCTCCTATTTTTGTTGCTAGACAATTAGTCAAACACCAAGTAGGTTTAGTGTGGAATGAAGTCAGTAGGAGATATGTAGATGATGAGCCTGAGTTTTATATACCTAAACAGTGGCGTAAGAAACCAGAAGGAAGTATAAAGCAAGGATCTAGTAAAGAAACAATAGAGTATGATATAGCTGGTACAATGAAATATGTCAAGGAGACTTACAATAACCTTTTAAAAGAAGGTATAGCTCCTGAAATGGCTAGAATGGTTTTACCACAAAACACTATGACTCAATGGTATTGGTCAGGCAATTTATTTGCTTTTTCAAGAGTATGCGAATTACGCTTAAAAGCTGATGCTCAAGAAGAAACAAGAGATGTAGTAAACGAAATAAATAGGCTTTGTAGCTACAAGTTCCCGATATCTTGGAAGCATTTAAGACCTGTCCCCTATTAGAGAATTTTATAAAGTAGAGGTTATCACATGTATAGATACTTAAAAAGAATAATCTGTGCGATACTAAATCGTAAATGTAATGATGACTGTACTTGCACTGAAGACAAAACTACTTACGACGGACTATAAGATGGTAAATCTATCTGTTGGAAGAGGCGAAAAGCTATCTACTAAAAAGGGAGCTGGATTAACCGCAAAAGGAGTAGCAAAGTACAAACGCGCTAATCCTGGATCTAAATTAAAAACTGCCGTAACTGGTAAAGTAAAAGCTGGAAGTAAAGACGCTAAAAGAAGAAAGTCTTTTTGTGCTCGATCTAAAGGCTGGACAAGTGAACGAGGCAAGGCAGCTAGAAAAAGGTGGAAGTGTTGATATGGTAAAACTTACAAAAAAGAACTTTCCTAAAAGTAAAGGTACCGGTAAAAGTACTAAGAAGACTGGTATAGCTAAAAAGGCTGAAGAATCAGGAATGCCTGCAAGCGTACTAAGCGCAGTATACAGAAGAGGTATTGGAGCTGCTAAGACTACAGGTACAAGACCTGGAGTTAAGTCACCACAACAATGGGCTATGGCAAGAGTAAACTCATTTATCGCTAAGAAGCCTGGTACGTGGGGAGGAGCCGATAAGGATCTAGCAGCTAAGGTTAGAGGTAAGAAGAAAAAATCATGAGTAAAGTACACCCTAACTCACTAAAGAATCTGCGCCCCTTCTCTAAAGAAGGTGCGCGCGCCGGCCAAAAGAATTCTGTTATAGCACGTAAGGCTAATAAAGAAGCGCGAGAAGCATTAAAGCTTACATTAAACGACTGGAAAGCTTTGAAAGAAGAAGTTCAAGATGATGCTCCTGCTGCTTTAGACGTATTAAAAATAGCTATGACAAAAGCTTTATCTGTAGAAGATATGGACGAAGCTACAAGATTAGCAACAGTATTAGCAGAGTTTGAAGCACCTAAACTACAAAGACAAGATATAAATCAGATAACTAAGACTGCTGATTTGACTGACGAAGAATTACAAGAAGCACTAGAGGATATAGAACTACAATTTAGTGTAGAACCCAAAAACATGAACTGAGGTAAATAATGTGGAAGATACGAAGTCCTTACAAAAAGACAGCAAGTACAACGAATATGACGAGGATGGAGACGGAGTCGTTACAGATGAAGAGCTCCGGCATGTCAAAGAAATTAAGGAAGTCGAACATAATTTACGGAAACAGCGTGCACAAAGAAGAATGGCCACTTGGACACTTATCGGAATGGGTGCGTTCACGGTGGTAATGTTTGTTATACCGTTAGATAGAGTAACTGCATTAGCCGACATTAGTAATTTATTTTATATTAGTGGCGCAGGTATAGTAGGCGCATATATGGGTACAACTGCTTACATGAGCAAGAAATAGAAAGGAAAGTTATGGCTTTTAAATTATCGCAAAGATCGTTTCAGAAACTAGTTGGCGTACACCCATACATGGATTCTGTTGTAAGAAAGGCTATTGAACTAACTAAAATAGACTTTGGTGTTACATATGGTGTAAGAACTGTAGAAGAACAAGAGAAGCTAGTAGCTGCTGGCAGATCACAAACTATGAAGAGTAAACATTTAAAACAAGATGATGGCTACTGCCATGCTGTAGATTTAATGGCATATGTAGACGGAGAGGCTTGTTGGGAATTAAATGTGTATGATGATATATGTGATGCAATGAAGGAAGCAGCTAAAGCACAAAACATAGCTATTAAGTGGGGAGCTGCTTGGTCTGAGGGTGATATTAGAAACTACCCAGGAACTGCTGAAGAAGCTATGAATAAATATGTTGATCTAAGAAGATCACAAGGAAGACGTCCGTTTATTGATGGACCACACTTCGAATTAATATTAGATTGAATGAACCCGGGAGCGGATCATGACTAGATACATACAAGACGCTGTATTGCAGCAACAGAAAAAAGAAAAGACTACTAAGGAAGTATTAGACAAACCACTTCCTAAACCTAAAGAATACACTTCTGCTGAACTAGAAAAAGCAGCAAGGACTTATTTGAAAATAGGAGGTAAGTATTAATGAAACGGTATGGTTATAAAGAGCCAGTTACCGATGAGCAACTCATTAATCTTATCGAAATGGGAGTTCAAAATAGTACTGGTGACTTTCTTAATAGTTCTGACTTAGCTAGAGAAAGACTGAAAGCAACTTATGAGTACGCTGGCGTTGCGTCAGATCATTTGTCTCCTCAAGGTGTTTCAACTATTGTTGACACTTCTACTACAGAAGTTATAGAAGCTTATACTGCTATTTTAGCTGATTTGTTTTTAAACAACCATAAGCTAGCTAGGTTTGTGCCTTACGATGATAGTCCTGCAGCATTTAAGTCTGCAAAAGATGCTAGTGATATAGTCAACTATTGTATATTTAAACATAATAATGGTTGGGAGTTTATGTCGCAGTGGATTAAAGCTGCGTTACTATGGAAAAACTCTGTATGTAGATGGGATTATATAGAAGATTATGATTATGTATTTGAAGACTACGAAGAAATAACACAAATGAAGCTAGATGAAATTCTAGCAGATGATGATGTTGAAGTTGTTGGTGAACTAGAGTTTGAAAATAGACCTATAAAGTTAGATCCTACTAGTAATATTACTTCAGATGAAGTTGAGCTAATATATATAAATGTTAGAGTTAGAAAGAAAATAGATAAGTCTAAGGTAAAACTAGAACTAATACCACCAGAAAATTTTAGAATATCACGAGAGTCTACATGTATATCTGATGCACAGTTTGTAGGAATACAGA